CACCCCGCCCGTCTTCGCCATCTACATGGTCGGCAAGACCGTCCGCTGGATCAAGGAGCACGGGGGCCTTGCCGCCATGGGCGAGGCGAATGCAAAGAAGGCCGCCCTCCTCTACGACGCCATCGACGGCTCGGACGGCTTCTACCGCGGGCACGCGGAGAAGGGCAGCCGCTCGCGCATGAACGTCACCTTCCGCCTGCCGAGCGAGGACCTCGAAAAGGCTTTCGTCGCCGAGGCCAAGGAGCTCGGTCTCGCCGGCATCAAGGGACACCGCAGCGTCGGCGGCATGCGCGCCTCCATCTACAACGCCATGCCCCTTGCCGGCGTGGAGAAGCTCGCGGCATTTATGAAGGAGTTCCGCAGAAAGCACTAAGCATATGCTGACCAGCCCATAAAACATGTGATTGACTGACAGCCAGGCTGTCAAAAAGGCTGTCAAAACTGAAAATCGGCAACAGAAAAGGCTTCCGGGCAAAATACTCGGAAGCCTTATTTTTCAATGGCAGAGAGGGTGGGATTCGAACCCACGGTGGCTCATCACCACACTTGATTTCGAGTTTGTTATTCGGATTTTTAGAACACAGTCGTCATGCGGAATTGCTGATAGATAAGGGGAGTAGCTTTTGTATATGGCTCGATATAGAACAATATGATCGCTGCATATGGTGTCAACATGATGTCAAACAAAACGCTGCGAAAGCATCCAGTCTTGCACGGATTTCCTGTGGAATAGTGTCTATCCATCGTTGCGGGATAGCATCGTAACCGTAGTACGCTCCAGCTAGTCCTCCTGCGATCGCACCGATGGTGTCGGCATCGCCACCAAGATTGACCGCCTCGACGAGGGCGTTCTCGAATCCAGCCTCTGTTACAAATGCGAAGTACGCACACTCCATGCTGTCCTGTACCCAGCCAGATGGATTGACTCGGCTACTGAACCCGTATTCAACTGCCATCGTGTCGAGGATCCTTACTCCTGCGTCCTGCTCGTCCTTGATGAAATGATGGACGGCGTCGGCGTAGTAGCGGCAGATGTCCGAGGAGAGATCATCGTAGTGTGTCATCTCAGCGATCTGCGTTGTGTACTCCGCCCGTTTCTCCTCATCATCGTATGCGAGGGCTGTTCCAATGGTGCGCATGAGTGCGCCATTACCGCCGCTGCGATCACCGTTCTCGATCGCCGTGTTTATCCCTGCCTTTTCCCACGCCTTCTCTGCCGCCATTCCTGCAGTGAGGTTTTCCAGTGCCGTAGCAATAGATCGAGCGCAGGTTGTTCCGATGTCTTTCGGGGCGGTATTCACCCATTTGATGAACCGCCGGCCGATCGGCTCGATCGGCGCAGAAGTGTTCTCCATGATACCATCGCAGACGGCAAGCATCATAGCTGTGTCGTCCGTGGTCTCCCCCGGGGCAAGGTTCAGCCATCCGCCGCCAACCATCTCTGTGACGCGCGCGCCGTACTTCTGATTGATCTGTACTTCGTCCATGAACTCGAGAGGACCGCCGAGGGCATCTCCAACCGCGACGCCATAAAGTGCGCCTCGTACTTTATCTTCGTTTCTTGCCATGCTCGTCCTCCTTTTCCTGTTTCTTTTCGATCTGATCTTCCAGACGCTTGACGGCCTTTTCTGCTAGTGCAGGTTCTTTTCGTACGGCCTTGACGTAGCGCATGATGAGCGCCCATTCCTCCGGCCATGCACGCGTGCCAACGCGGGGCCGCCCTTTGCTCTCTTCCTTCGTAATGCGTGGACGTCCTGCTCCAGGACGCGCGCCGCCCCTACCATCCTTCTTCTTTTCCTCCACCTGAAACGCACCTCCTGTTTGATTTCTCTCATTATACGAGAGAAAATGATTTTTTGTCTAGCGTGAAATAGGCGTTTGTGCAGCAGAACTCTTTTCGAAAGCATTATCAATGATGGCTGTGTCCCATCCGAAGTTGATGTAGGCATCGTACAGAATGCGGGCATATCCATGCGAAGGAAAGCCGAGAGTGCGTTTCTCGTCCATGATGTAGACCATGCCAGTAATCTCTGCGCCGTCCTGCATCTTAACGGGGAGGTCTGTTTTGTAGTAGAAGGTCGGGAATCCTTCGTAACGATCGAGGGATTCCTCATCCATCGCGCTGATCCTCCAAACGAGGACGGGCACTTTTGAGCGTGCTTCTCTTTCGATGGTGGCATAGCTGCCGCTTCCGGAGCCTTTGAACAAAAGCTCGTATCCCTTGACGATCCCCGCTCCTACAAGCTCTGCATCGGGGCAGCGCCGGCGCATCTGTGTGAAGTCCATGTTGCTGCCGTAGGCAATGTAGTATTTCTTTTCCATGTGATTCATCCTTTCTTTTGGGGATCCGTTTTCTTCGGATCCCCCCATACTTTTTACTATGCCACCGTCCTGCCATAGCGCCATGCACTGTTTCCATCGAGGTGTTTGAGGAAAAAGCTGCGGCAGGTCCGGAACTCGTCGCCGATCAATCCGAGGCGAAGCATCCAACATCGGAATGCGTATTTCTCGTTGGTGCTTGTGACCTTCTTCGTGCTCGCTCGCTTCTGACGGAGGGCTTGCTGTGCAAGCGCGAGGCAGAACTGGATGTAGCTTTTGACCTTGCCCGCATGGAGCGTGCCGTTAAAAAGGCGGAACTCGACCGTCCCCTTGGTAAAGAAGGCGTGAAGGTTAAGTCCGCGATAGCGACTATCGTCATAGTGGTTATGTCTGGCGGTGTAGGTTATTTCGTTATACCAGATCATGCTGAGGGCTTCCGTGCTTTTTGGCTTCCGTTCGTTCAACTTTTTTAGATACGATTCGGATGTCTTTTTGCAGTATGTCGTGTTGCGATGATCGTCATCTACCTGCAAGGCTTTGTAGATCATATCCTCGTTATTGGCAAAGAGGTTAGAAAGATTTCGCAGCGTCGCAGGAGTGAACCGCTCAGCGCCGATATGGACATGCATTCCACAGCTCCGGTTAACCATCCCTCCAGCGTGCCGCAAGTCCCGCACAATTTGCTGCAGGTCCTCAATGTCGCTGTAGTAGAGGATCGGGGTCACAAGCTCGACTTTGTAATCGCTGCCGGCATATCCCGGCCCCTTCCTCTGGGGCAAAATGCTGGAATCTCTCATGATCGCCCACTTGCGTCCGCAGTGATCGCGTATGGTACGCTTGTCGTATCCTTCGCCCTCGTATGATGTTGCCGTTCCAAAGAATTTGGCGATCACCTTTGCTGCCTGCTCCCGCGTGATTCCCGTGAACTCAAGTTCACATCCGAAGGTCATGCTCTTCATCAGCCGGTTATCCGCCGTCGTTGCCATATCACATTCTCCTTTCAATTTCAGCTTGCCATCGTCAGCGTGCGGGTTGCTATCCTGCGCGGACGCCCTTGCGGGCGTTTCGGCTTTTCTCTTTCTCCACTCTTACAGATGGCGGTTGTACCTATGCCGTGAATTATTCCCTGCGAGAGTGATCGGTGTCGTCTCAAACATTCCGCCGTTACGATCAATATGTCTCGTATAAGCGTCGCCACCGATTGCACGGAGCATCTTCTTCGCAAGGGAGACACTGCATACGGTCTCACCGCGTTCCTCAATATCATTTTTGAGGCTCCTGAGATTGATCTTGTCTTCGATGTCGTCCATATCCGGTGTCCAGCTCGTTACCTTAAGATATGCCTTGATGCAATCCTCCACACTCATCTCCGACGGGAAAACGTAATAGCTGATTCGCATTTTCTTCTCCTCCTTGTCCATTTAGTATTCGTAGCCGTCAATAACTCTCTCGATGTCCGCCTTTAGGCGATCCACCGAAACTCGATGGGTGTAGCATCCGATTCGGATGACCGCTGGATCGTGGTATTCCGTCCAGCTGTTGAATCCGAGGCTGCAGTGGAAGTGCGTGTACACCTCGTCTTCGTCGAGGTCATAGTGGACCTCCAGGTAGGTCCCATCATTTCGGTTGTACCGCGGCATCTCATCAACGGCTTCCTGAATCCCTTGATACTGTCTTGTCTTTTCCATTTTGTTTGCCTCTCTTTCTTTCTCCAAAGCACCTTTGCTTCTTGACACACACCATATCAAAATATTGAAATAATGTCTAGCGTTTTATCTAAAATAATTGATATTTTGTGAGATTATTTTTCTAAATAAAAAAGCCCCAGAGCCGAAGCCCCGGGGCTTATGCACAAACATCAAATTTTAAGTTTTAGCCATATACAGCCATACTTGCTTGTCCAGCTCATATTGACTCGTATTCAATAACTCTGCTGTCTTGCCATATATAAGGCTAGCCTCTTGGTATGAGCAATGAGGTATCCCTGCCAACTCCAAGAATGCAAATAGGTGACGATCTATAGCAATCGCCTGACTGCCAGAAAGCATTTTTAGGTAATCAATGGTCTTAGGTCCAATGCCATCAAGCTTTCTTAGCTGACTTATGTTTTCTTCTATATCAAGCCATTTTGCAAGCTGATCTTCATTTTTGATGCCATTGTTATATAGAAACCATGTTAAATCTTTAACGCGTTGTAGCTTTTTCGGATTTTTCCAAGAGATGAGTTCCGAGAGGGGCGCGACCTGCATCAAAATAATGAAATCACATGTCGTCTTGTAGTCCGGATATTTTGTGAGGAGTTTAAGAACACGCGGATAGACTACATGATGGTAATTTAAACCTGCCTGTAGTATAGAGTCGGTTATTGTTGCTCCCATGTGATAGTATGGCTTCCTTTTGGCAACTGGCGCAAAGTTTTTTCCCCGAATAAAATTGGCAAGTTTTTCTGCGTAATTGCATAGTTCACTATCAAGCATGCTCCATACCTCCTTAAACCAACTAAGGGAGACGCCGCAAAACATCTCCCCCCAGTCGATTCAACTATTCACCACTCGGCGACGTTATACATGACGGTCGCGCCCTTATAGCGCGCCCCGTCAAAGTGTGCCAGTGCCTCAAATCGTCCTTGCTCGTAGCCGACGGTCATCAGTACCTTGCCGTCAATGACAGATGCACCTGCCTTGATGCGGTGATCTTTGCGCAGGTTGATCTTGTAGACATCGACCTTCTGCTGCTCCGGCGGCAGGTCTTTGCCGTCTGCGTCCTTGATGATTGGCGTCACAACGGTGCGATCAGACTTCTCACGCACGGCACGTGGCAGTGTCGGGTCGTCCGTCTTGATCTGACGCCCAACGACCTGCGCCGCACGCTCAACCGTCGGAGCGGTGACATGGTACGTGACCATAGGAGCCCGCTGTCCCGCCTGTATCGCCGTGATACGCTTCTCCAGCGCGGCGGCGTTCGCGGTGGATATATCCAGTCGGTCTTTCAGCTTCTTCGCGTCCTGCGTCTCCTCCTGCGTCATGACAGCAGGTTTTCCCTGCTCCGCCTCATGTCCTGCGTAGCGCCCGACGGCATAAGCAATGCAGATGAGCAGGACGGCAAGGATTACTGCACAGGTCGTTTTGTGCGCTGTAACCGTCTGTTTGACTCGTTCGAGCATGTTTTACACCCCCTCTGAGCGTTATGCGTAATCCGTCACACCGCGTGCAATGGCACGGGCGAAATCGTCCTGTCTGTTGGTAAGCAGATCCTCATCCTCTGCATTACTGATAAAGGCAAGCTCCACCAGTACGGAGGGCATGTCCGTCGCACGAAGGACGGTAAGCCCGGGACGCTCTTTCAGGCCGCGATCCACGGTGCCAAGGCTGTCTACGATCTGCCGCTGGATGCAGTCAGCGAGACGTTCGGCACGCCCGCCGAAATTATGCACGAGCGTCTCTGTGCCCTGTGCGCTCGTGTTCCCTGCGCTGTTGCAGTGGATGGAAACGAAAATGTCGGCCGGCCACTGGTTGGCACAGTCGCACACAGAGCAGTCCTGCCGATCAGCATAGTCGCTGTCCCAGTTGAGGTTGTCACTCTGCCACATGCGCACCTCATAGCCGACGGCTTCGAGGTAACCTTTTACAAGCTCGCCGACTGCTGCCGCAACGTCGCACTCACGCAGTCCTGTGATGGGGCTCACTGCACCGCTGTCATGCACAAGGTCATGCCCGGGATTCAAAAATACTTTCATTTGTCATTTCCTCCTTTAATGCCGCCCTTTTTACGGACGATCTCAACAAGTGCGCCCGCCTCCTCTACGCCCGACTGCTGCATATTCTCTAGGATCGAGACAAATTCGGTCAGTGCAAGATAGCCGATGGCTACGGTCGCTGCAAATGCGGGTGCGTGTGTCTTAAGCAGCATAAAATCGAGCATCAGCGCCGCTGCCACAACGCCGAAGTAGGTGAGTATCTTGTGCGTAAATCGTGTGCGCATCTCCTCGCTGCGGATGTACCCCATACGGCGTGCCCGGCGAATCCCACAGAAGGACTGCCAGAAGGTCGGGCTCTCTGTCCCGTCGTCCATGAGACACTTGCGAGAGAGTGACAGCCACTTGGTTACGAGGTCGAGGCAGACGAGTGCGACGAACGCTGCGAAGATTTGTGCATGGTCATGAGATGCCAGAGAGACGGCACAAGAGATGCTGAGTTTTAGCCCCCACCCCTCCTGCAGTCTCTGCAATACTTGTGTCATAATTTCCACGCCCCTTTACTCCTTTCAATCAAAAAGCCGCCATGCCCTCATGACGGCTTATCCTTACCCTGCGATATGCTCTGCAAGATATGTCGCAACATCTTCCTGATAGACCTGCGGCACTACCTTCTGCCCCTCAGTCTTATCCTCTTCGCTGATTGCCCATTTCCCAGAGCGCACAAGGAGTGCATAGACTGGGATCATGTAAGTCCATTTCTTCATTTCTTGTCACCTCCTTTCGCTTCGACCAGCGCGGCGACCTGCTCCGACAGTTCTGCGACTGCTTCGGCGATTGCAAGCCTCTCGGGGTCGATGTATGGCTCCTGCGGCTCGGTGTCCGCCGGCGGTGCAGGTGTCGGCTCGGGCTTCGGACGCTCGATCTGTATCCACTTCCCGCTGCGCCAGTAGATGTCATAGCCCTCTTTTGCGGCAGGCGGCGCATCTTCGGTCATGTTGCCGGGGATTTGCCACGCCCCAGAGATCGGGCTTCGGTCGGTATCGTCAAGGGTACGCTCACCGATATACTTGCCATCGGCGGCATAGGCGTAGACTGTTTTTGTCTCCATGTTGTACCTCCTCAATATTTGATCTGTGCAATGAGAGATAACGCAGGCGGTTGGACGGTTTCAGACGAGCCATAGATAGGGTTGGATTTGGAAGCGTCAAAATTAAAAATTGGCATATTTGCCCATCCACCCCCTTCTGCTTGCCTTTCACTATGTCCAGTAACGTAAAATGCCCCGTTACTCTGAGTAGAGTCGACTTGATACCCTAAAAGATGCCCTGAAAAACTGCCCTTGATATTAGGCAGTCCCGCCTCAACAGATTTAACCGTCTCACCGCCCTGCAAGACGCGCCCTGTCATGTTGGGCAGGGTCAGCTTGTCCTGCGCCTCGTCATAGACGTACTTACTACAATCCTGCGCGTACTGCTCCGCTGTTACGGTCATATTGCTCTCCCGCACCCACGCAAGGAGACGGGGATATTCGCTTGCCTTGACGGTCGCACCGTTGGCTTTGATATAGCCATCTCTGAGTGTCGGGCGCAGAATGATATCGCCAACCCTTGCGCCGTCGCGCACGTCGTCCAGTATCCAGACAGCATTACCGTCCGTAACCATGATGCCGCATTTGTGCACCTCTGCAAGATTTGGGATGCTTGCCCCCGTCATCCCTGCCTTGACGCACTCCAAACGCGCCCACGATGGCAGGTGCTTGCTGTACGCGATGTCGCCGACTGCGTAGGTCTTGCTGCGTTGGAGGAGGTTGAGGCTTGCGTTTGCTGCAGCACTTGAGATCGCCTCATCGAGATCGCGCGTGATCCCCTCTACATCGTTATCCATGCAATCATGCCCGTGATTAACGATGAGGTTCGCGATTGCCTTGCACATGGCCGACCACTGATAGTACATCTTGTTGTGCAGCCGTGAGAGCGCCATACCGGGCATGACGCCGCCGATGCGCTGTGTCGCCTCTTTGTACTCCGAATCGTTGTATGTACGCTCCGGAGCGTTATCCTCGTTAAATATCTGGAAGTTTGTCTTTGCCATTGTTTTTCCTCCGTTTACGTCCATCGGCTTTCATCATAGCCGCTCATACCAGCGGCTTTGTCATCAGTATCATATGAGAATGACACGTCCGACAGGGCGTTCATCCACTCCGCGTGGTCATATCCCTTGATTGTGTCTGTCTCGAGATCATATCCAAATACCGCGCGATCTGAGAAATAATAATTCATCCGCACGCCCTGCGGCTTTGGCACAATCAGTCCCTGCCGCACCATCTCTTTGGTGATCTGGTCGCTGATCCCAATGACGAGCACATCGATCGACATGTCCTGGTTGTCCTGGATGATGATTCCGTTGCCAAAGAGCGAATCCCACAGCTCGTTGATGTCCTCGATGCCGCCTTTCCATTGGTTCTTCGCAATCTGCGCGAATATCAGATTACGGTATGCTGCATTATCGAGCACGGGTGAGAGCCCCTTGTCTGGTTGATAAGGGAGCATACGTTGCGCTCCGACAAATTCGCCGAGCACGTCCTCCTGCACCCCGTTGGCATACTCAATGTCAAACTCATCATCCAGCTCAATACCAAGCGAGAATATATCATCTGACGGTCTGAGGAGCGCTGCGACAGTTCGCATGAATTTATCGCGCACACGATGCTGCGAGGTGATGAGGTCAAGATATGCGTCAATGATGGCCATTAAATCACCTCCACCGTGACGGATTCGCTCTTTGCGATGGCGTTATATGGTATTTCTATGTCAGCTACGCCAAGAACGCCGCCGTCCTTCCCCAGCTGCACGGATTGCAATGCAAACGGCGGGTGCAGTGCGTCATCGACCGATGCGGCGATCGCTGTGAGGATGCCTGTACTGGTGACATTTCCTCCGATGCCGAGGCGATCAATATATGATGCGATATTCCGTCGAATATCTCCTTCGACTGCCGTCGTATAGGTCGCGTACTTTTTGACGGTGACTTTGACGGAAATCTTTTGGTATGACGGGCGAAAGAAATGTATTTCGTTTTTCAGTCCATCGGAATTTGTGTAGATGATCGTCGTCGTTCCGTACGTGCCACAGCCCGGGCCCTTGCGCAGGTAAATTTGTTCTGCGATTGCTCCATCAAGGCCGCCCTCGACTACCGCAGCGATGCTGTGGCTTGGGATCCCGTTTTCATCCGTAGAATTCGTGTCATTTTCGTAGACTTTGTATCGTGTGACGCCTGCGACGCTCGAAATGCCGGCGATGGTACTGTTAATCATGTTTTGACTTGGAATTGCTGTCGAAATCGACTGCCGCCGCCGGAGTTCCTCGTCCGTCTCGATCGGACGGCCTTTAACGGCAGGAACTTTGTTTGTGGCGGTCAGCCATCCGTATTGCGGATTGCTGATCTTCGCGATCGTCCCGACAGGAGCCTCGATTGCTCCGAGATCCTGACATTGCGCCGTGATTTCGAGTGTTTCGCCATCAAACCGTGTATTTTCCGGCAGGAGCCACTTTCTACCCTGCGTATCCTCCACAATTCCGGCGGGGATCGTCGTTCCGGGTACCCCTGTGAGCGTCAGAACGCAAGTGGAATAGGTCGCCGTCTTGCGGCGCAGGCCGTTGAGTTTGACGCGGCTCGAGAGCCCTGTTCCGACGGCCGTCTTTACACTTTGGTTGTTGTAAACGAGCTGCAGGAGCTGCATGGTGTCGTACGTTTTAATTGCAAACGCCGAGATCATCTGGTAGTCTTGCGAATCATTGCCGAGGTAAATGTCCTCACCGTATATCGCCTTGAATTGCGCGATAAGATCATCTCGAATATCGGCATAGGAGGGCACATGGGGCCCGGCGTCGTCAATATATGGCGCGAAATATGCCATTGCTACACCTCCTCGTCGATGCTGAATGCACCGTACTCACTCTGGATCGCTGCGCGAATTGTCAGCGTGCGGGTCTCATTGTCCCATTCGGGGTCGAATGACAAAATGGACAGGACATGCGGCGTCTGCTGGATGCGCTCGCGTATAATCTGCTCTGCAGCCGCGACATCGCGCGATTCAATGATTTTTTGCCAGTATGGGACGCCGTCATTGATATCCTCCCACCACTCATAGATAAGGAGGCGAAGCCGCGTCAACACCGCCTGCTGAACGGCCTCCACACCATCAATGTAGGCGTGCCCATTGCCGATGGTAAAGTCACCATTATCGTCAAGTGCACGGTATCTCATGACACGCCCCCTGTCGTCCCGCCTCCGGGCTGCACTCCTCCGTGCGTATGACCGAGGAATCTGCGCCCGTCGATGGTGACGCCTCCATCTATGGTGACGCCGCCAGCTGCATGAATGTGGATGCTGCTCCCGCTGATCTCAATGCAGGCATCTCCTGCTGCGTTGCGCAACTGCGCCGTACGGGCTGAATATCCGCCGACGACGCCCGGTTGGCTGCGGAATCCGACGAGGGCGAAGCCGTCCGAGAGATCATGTCTGCGCTTTTCGACCTGATTCTGCACGCCTCCATTCTGCCACCACGCATCCATGCAGTTGTCGCCGAATACCACAAGGCAATCATCGCCGGGCTGAATGGGGAGCGTCAGGCAGTAGCCGCCGCCCGAGTATACAAAGAATGGCACGTCGGGAAGAATGGGAATCTCTGCCCATTCGAGCATGCCGCCTCGATTCATCCGCTCGCGAATCGCGAGCTGAACAGTGCATGTCTGCCGTGCGTAATCGACGGAGCGAATAATTCCGGGCGCAGCAACCCGCAAGTCTAGACCGAATCCGTCCAGCTCGCGCTTGCTCTGCTCGATCTCCTCCTCGAGCCGCTCTGATACTTTGAGCACATCATCACCTCATTTCATCGTTTGCCCTGATGCGTTTACTGCGGTCAATAGCCCCATGCGTCCGTTGCGGCTGATGCCGACGACCGAGGTTGTCCATTCGTCGCCCCATGTGTCGCCACGATGCTCAACCGAGAACACCTGATACTCTCCGTCTTGGTCGAACTGCGCCGTCTGCGGGAGCTGGTCGCTTTTCTGCTGCCCAGTTCCGGGGTCGATCTGCACTGCTTGCCGCTGAATGATCTCGTTGTCAATCTTGATCATGGAGCGCAGTTTTACGCGCGCATCGAGGAGCATCTTGATCTGGATTCCTTGATCAGTATAGACGGGCGTACCGACAAGGCCTGTGTTTGGCGTGAGTACCAGCACGCGATCCTCTGGGATTTCCTGCTCGACGGTCTCGACCGTGAGCTTGCCATCCTCGCCCTCCCAATAAGCAGCATCGTTCCATGTGCACAGGTCGCGCAGATACTTCGCGGGCGTACCAAAGAGCACCTTGCCGCGCGGGAGCGTCTGCTCGGGCAGTTCCTTCGACACATCGCCGACCTCGATTTTTTTATCCGCCTGTCCTGCAACCACGTTTACCACATCGCGCGGTGTGCTTCCCGCTGCGATTGTACTGCGGACATGGTTCATGAATAGGCTCTGCATTCCCCTAAGTGCGACGATTTCAAGTCGATAGTCCGTGCCATTTTCGCGATTGCGGAATACCTGCACGATGTCGCCTGTGAAAATCTCACCGTACTGCCCCTCCTCGTAGCCACCGAAAACGGAGATCTGAAAGCCCTCCTCGATGACCTCCTTTTCCGATGCAGCGCTCATGTTGTAGACGACAAGCGTGCCAATTTGCACGGCCGTCTCGGTCGTTGCCTTGGTCTGGAACTCGCATTTGAGGAGCGATACATCCATCTCTGTGTCGTGCTCCGGATCGCGCTCATTGGTTGGATTCCCGTCTTCGCCTGTCTTATAGGCGGGCTTGTAGATGACGATCTTCCATTTCCGCCCGTAGAGGCGGCCCTTGCGCGTCGGAGTTTGCGCAGCAGCACTCTCATTTGTCTCCGGCATCGCTGTCACCCCAGATCACATACCAGTCCGATTCAAGAGTTACCATGCTCGGCCACTGCTCCTGCACACGACTGCGCGGAACAATCCATGCACTTCCGACTCCCAGATAGCCGACCTGTTCGAGGATGTTTTGCCCCGGCACAAGTGGGAGCGCAGAATAAACAAGCAGATCATTTTTGTAGATGTCGACGAGCCAGTATCCTGCGATATCGTTGTAGGTCATGCGGAATTTTAGGAGGGTATTGCCACCGTCAATCGGAACTTTTGCACTGAATTTGTGATTCGGTGTCCCTTGAAATGGAACGATCGAGAACACTGCTGCACCTCCTTATGTCAAAATACTACCGCCCGCATCCAATATGGCGCGGGCGGCGGTCTTATTTACATCATCCCCCGTTTGTACGGGAGTTTGTCCGGAAGAGGATTCTGCTGCCGACGCTGACGCTCTAGCGCTGACCGCCGTCTCTGCGACTGTCGCAAATATGATTTCTCGTAGGCGTATTGTGCATCTCAGAGCATGAAGCGTGTTAACGTCATCTGGTGCAGAAAGCTCCTCAATCAGCATATTATGATAGGTCTGCAGACGGGTCTCGACGCTGATTGGAGTACGGGCCATCTGCATCGCTCGTAGACTTTTCCATGCATCAATAGAGCGTCCCTCTCCGGGTGTCGTCACCATACTTGGCATGCAAGGGAGCCCTGCAAAGTTGCTGTACATCGTCCCCATTGACTGGATAATATTGCCAATCACAGGCGGCGTCTGCATGTAGCTATCGGCCTTGGCATCCGACATCATGATCTCGATAGTAAGCTCCGCAGGCTCAATGATGGAGTGATCTGTCATCGTGACCCCCGTCTGCACAGGGTAGTTGGTCGGGCGAATGCGACTGATATGCTCGGTGCGCATGATTCCATCAAAATACATACCACCGATCGGCCATTTCGGCGTGCGGAACAAGAATTGCTCCATATCTTTGTAGCCTGTGAGAAAGTTGATGATCTCATAATGCCCTGTCATTTTTCCGATCTCTGTGCTGATCTTCATCCAGTCTGGTTTTTCCTTGCCGGAGACGAGATCGGAGAAATAGTTGATGCCGTCAATCGACAGCCCTTTCTTGATGCCCACCCCATCACCTCCTTAAATCATGACCGGAGCACCTGTCATTGCGCGGCTGCGCAGAATATGCGCCCCGCTCCTCTCGAGCGAGGACATGACCTCGCGACCAACGCTCCTACCGATTTCCGCGGCGCTCTGATTTGTCCCGTTGACCGTGACGCCGCCGACGTTGACCTGATAGACGACGCCACCACTCCCCTGCGGCTGATATCCGCCGTAGCCAGTCTGCATCGCGCCGGACATCAGGCCGTTGTATAGGAGTGGATCGACGCTGTATCCAGAAGTAGCAGAAGTTGGGATAATCGCCGATCCTCTTCTCCGTTTTGCAAACTTGACCGGATTATTTCTTACGGAGACCGGCTCCGAGGGGCTGGCATTCAGAACATCACCAGACTTTATCTGGTCAAGCCAATAGCCAGCATATTCCAGCTCATTCCCGTGTTCTCCAACTTCCCATTCATCCGTCCATACCCTAGCCGCTTCATGATGATTCATTTCATTCATCCGAGCAGCATCCAATCCACGCTGCTGTGCCTCGATGATTGCATAATCCGTTTGTACGCCCGGGTCTTGGGGGTCGAGCCCATGCTCTTTTGCCCAGGCGAGAAAATCTCTTGTGCGTCCCCCATTCCACTGGTACATTCCGTACCCACCAACGTGGCCGACGCCAGGAACATCATGTTCTGGGACATCGCTTGTATCAAAGTTATGCTCCTGCTGCAGTCGCCCCATAATTCCTGCGATTGCCTCGTCGGAATACCCAGCCGCCTTGAATCGTTGATAGACGACCTTAGCATTCCACTTGCGGTCACCTTGCCCTGCAGGAGAACCATCTCCATCACCGCTGATGATGCTCCATGCTTTTCGGAACTCGCCATCTTTGATCGCGAGAAGCGCCCGTCCAAACTTACCGACGCGCGCAATCGCGGCATCGATCATTCTGCCGAGCTCCTCCCAGAACCTCTTGAATGGAGCACTATCCCGCATCATCGTGAGAAGATCGCGGAAAACGCCGACTGCTCTTGATGCCGCACGCAGGAGTGCTGTCAATATACCGAACAATGCCCGGATTGCATCGCGGAAAGAGTAAACTTGATCCGTCTTTCCGAGCTCACCAAAGAGGCCACTAAAAGCGATATTGATGAGGTCAAGAATGACATTGAATGTGTCTGTCAGAACGCCCCAAAGCTCGCCAACTGCATCAATGAGCTCATGGTATTCTTTTGTCCGGCGCACCTCGTTGAGGAGGCGACCGAACCAGCGAATCAGACCTTTGACCGCACCCAGCACGGACATGAACATGCCCCAGAGCTTTTCGACGGATTTACTCAGCCCGTCAATCGCTCCATGCTTTTCCATGGATTCGTAGAGCAGCTTCGCTTGGTCAATCCATGCGTCCACACAGGTAGTCGCGAGATCCCAGAGCGCTCTTCCGATTTCTTTGATAACGTCAAGGAAATCATTCAGCGCGCTGGAACTCTCGACACGATCAAAGAATCCGAACACCGTCCCAGAGAACTCGTCCCACTTCTTCTTGGCGGTTTCGATGTACTCGTTGAGCTTATCCCAGTATTCTCCGAACGCGGACTGCTTGCCCTCCATGTGACCGTAGTAATCATCGATAAGAAGGAGCAAGGATCCAACAAGGAGCATCATGCGCGTCAGCGGATTGGCTCTCATGACAAGGGTCAATCCTGCGATTGCAGCTGCCGCAATCTTGACGCCTTTGGGAAAGCTCTCCCACATACGCCAGAGCGCCTTTCCAACATCAACGATGAGGGTCAAGAAGTGTCGGCCAACATTGATGATATAAACGAGCATTCGAGCAGCTTTCTCCGTCCAGACACTCATATTTTTCACAAACATGTCATTGAAACTATGGAACTTCTCGCGGGCTTCTGCAAGCGGACGATTCAGGTACTTCATGAGATAGTACCCGACCCATGTCATCGCATAGCTGACCTCCTGCTTGAGCCGTGTGAACTCAAACATGAGATCGCGGAACCCTCGCATTGTTTCTGCGAAGTCTCCGCCGACCTTCATTTTTTGCCCATCTGCGGCGAGCTTATTGAATCGCTCCATCAGCTCCGGCGTCAGCATAATGTCCTGTATGGATTCGCCGAGGGCGTCCGTCGCTGCCTTCATCGTCCACGCGGCGTCCTTGCCGACCATCATCTGGCGGGACAGCTTCTGCATGGCGAGGTCTTGCGATGCTGCGGACTTCATCAATCCAAACACCGATGCTGTGACGCCTGCGATTGCCGTCCCAATCATCACGGATGCCCGGGCAAAGTTCGCAGCCATGTGCCCGGTCGACGTTTCGACCGTACGGTCAAGGCTCTTGATGGTCGCCTCCGCCTGTCCGAAGCCAGGCTTATCAATCTTGGCGCCAAGCCCGACCAGATATTCCTGTATTACCTCGCCGATCATGTATTCACCTCCCTCTGACTTTCTGCATAATCCTCCGCCCGACGACGGTTCTCCCCATCGACGAGCATAATCTCGTGCATGTCGAGAAGATCATCGAAGGTATACGTCCCGTCCCACAGTTCGTGCTGCTGCCATTTCCCTGCGATGACGGGCGCATATACCCATGCGTTTACGTTGCGGTATTCGCAAAGCTCAAATCTTGGAGACCGGCTTTCAATTCCTTCAAGCCGTCTCCGCCGAAAAAACCCGCGATGTTGAACACGAGCGCATGGATCGTCAGCATAATGACGAGCATTGCGTTGTCCTCAATGTCCGAGACCCCCCATGTGCCGTTCTCGTTAAAGATCGGCGCAGTGCGTGCAGGCAGCACCTCACCGACAACGGAGAGCACATCCCGCTGGAAAGCGATAAACTCGCCCTTGCTCATGAGTGCTCGGTTCGGTGTCGGCAGCGTGTCAACATCCTGACCCTCTGCGCGGAGTGTATTCATCACCTTTGCTTCCATCCCCATGGGGAGCATCTTCTCCATGAGTGTAAAGGCGATGTAGCTGCCTGTAAAAGCATCAAAGGAGCGGATTTCAAATTTCCGCCCCTGAATCTCAACAATCTTTCTAGTTTCCCGTTTCATCGTCTACCTCCGATTACAACTGGATGCGTTTAATATCTGCAAACAGAATCTGCCATGCAACGCGCTGCCCTTGGCTCTGCAGCGGCTCGTCCGGCTCCTTGCCGAAGCTTCCGCCGGAGCAGTAATAGGTCTTGCCCATTTTCGGGGCCTCGATGATCATTGAGATCGTCGTCCATGCTGAGGTGTCCGCTTGCCAGCAGTAATTGAACATCCCCTGCATGAATCTATGCAGGGCGCTCGTCTGCTGTGCGTTGATGGACACGCTACCATTGTCGCCAGCAATTTTGCTGACCATGACCGTTCCGTCTGATGCAACATCTTGGGCTGTACGGTCAGTCGTTTTCGACACGGTCATGTCGCCGACACCCTCGCCCTGTATCGAGAACGACCCGTAACCCGGGCAGTTGATCGTCGCGTTGACATCGGTAAATGAATAGGTGCTTACATTTGCCATTGTATTCCTCCTCTCTTAACGATTGACATCGACCTGAATGGTGACGTGATGGATTGCGCCTGCGAGCTTGAGCGACACGTAGATCGGCGGCGCGTTGCGTGCGTCACGCTCTGCCTGCGACTGCTCGTTGATCGGCTCACTCTGAATGAGGTATCCGCTCGGGAGCACCTGCCCATATTCGAGAGACATGAGCTCCTCGCCCTTCCAGACGCCTTCCTTGATGAATCCGATGCGGTTCATATCGTCGCAGACTTCTTTGATTGCGGTCTTGATGCGCCCCATGCCAGCTTCGGTCTGCGGCAGCTTGTTCGCGTTGACGAGCAGGTCCATGATGGAGAGCTGCATATCGTTTTTGAACTTGTCGAGGTAGATTATCTCATCGAACCACGAGCCGTCGCCGACACGTCCCTCCTCGAACACATCGTAATAGTTGCCACGGTTAACGTAGACGTTACCGTAGTTCTTTTTGATGTTGTTGAGGTCATTGGTCGTGAATGTCTGCATGTAGTTTTCGGCCTGCACGCCGACCTCGCGCTTGTACGCGAGCGTGAACGCGCTGTTGATCGTGGATGCGCTCATCGCGCCCATTGCCCAGCCGAGGACTGCGCAGATCGCGTCCTTGTGTGATGTGGAATACTGCCCGATGATACGGCGATACCCCTTGCTCTTGATCGCGCCGAAGATTCCGCCGTCCGCTGACTTTGCCTTGTTGTCGGACGTCGTAAAAGCGAACATTGTCGACGGCGTACACGCCTCGACAAACTCCTGCACTTCGAGGAGCTGCGCGTCTGTCATATCACCGCAGTAAATACCGGCGTACCACTCAGAATCTTCCTGACGGCACGCCTGAATCGTCTTGATTGGCGTCTCCTTATTGGCGATCTTACCAATCGCGACGAGAGGCGGTTTCTTGCGCTGTCCGAAGATCAGCGCTGCTGCCTTGTAAAGGCGATCCTCTGTCGTGAATCCAGCCTGCAGCATGGAATTGAGACTATCGTAAGTCACGATCCGCTTGTCACTAAAGTCTGCGACAGAACCGACATCGCCCATGAGCAGTGCGAGATTAAACTTCTTACGCGTCGCGGAGACAGCCGCAAGATTGACGATAATATTGACCACAGGGTCAAGCGGCAGAACGTTTTTGAGTGCCATATTGTTCCCTCCTTATGGATTCGTCTGCGCACCGATCTGGACGCGGTCGATATGACCGACATCCTCCGGAGCAAGACGATAAAGTTCATTGAATCGCAGGGAAATATCCCACCGGTCCCACCACTTCCCTGCGAAAAGTTCGGGCGCTTGCATGCACGTTGGGAGATTCGGGACGATGAACACGTCCTTATGCACAAGATTCCTGCGCACAGGCTCATAAAAAAAGCCGTCCTTCAGGAGATTTGCGATCTCGTATGACCTGCGTCCGTATGCGGTCGCCTGTAAATCCCACACACGAGTGCGTGTGGTATCGCGGTAGACGGTTTCATCGGCCGCACGGTAGGTGCTGTCCCTCTGCTTGGCATAGTCGTCGTCCGCTTCAGCGAGATACAAAAAAAGAATATCGTCGCTGATCTTCCAGTCGGGCGCGCCGCCCTCGGGATAGCGCCAGCGGATGAATTTATTCGGAGTCTTGATGATGTCTGCCGTGATTACGGCGACCTCTCCCCAGAACAGCTCCTGCAGCTCTGTGTATGTCATCCGCTGTCCTCCTCTCCCATGAGTGAACCGATTGCCTTGTAGTAACCGTTCGCGGCGTAGTCGAAGGTCTGAATCAGCTTGTATCGCTGTCCCTTCCAAACGCACACATCCGAGGTTTTCTCGGTGCTGGACACGTCAAGGCTGACCTCGTCCGTGATGAAGGTTTTCATCCCATTCACGCGGTCGGCGGTATCCAGCAGCTCGAGATCCTTACTGGACGACGGCTGCACGATTCCTTCGACGGTTGTCTCCGTCGTTTTCCTCTGCAGCACTCCACGAACCCATTCGGATTCTCCCTGCTTGATCACCGTGAACATGGTGCAGAAATCGGGGTCATGGACGATCTCCGAGACGTCGATTGCCATGTGATCACCCCATATCCCTGATTACGTATGTAATGGACTTGCGCATCTCGCCCGTGTCAATGAGCGGGCTGTCACTTCCCTTCGCCTTGATTGTCCGCGCCGAGTTCGGCGGCCACTTATTCTTCGGGTTCTCAAACCATGCGCGCGCTGCATTCTGCGCGACCATGCCTGCAAGCTCGAGCCCTCTCTCTGCCCCTGCCATATCTCCGTGCATCGCGGCACGGTATGCCACTGCGATCTGTTTTCCAATCGCAGAACGGCTGTCCTTGATGGCAGGTTGGAGCACGGGGCGTGCCGGAATGGAATAAGCTGGACTTCCGTGCGTCTGCACGTAGAGACTATGCGCCGCACTATATTTCATCCCGGAGTTGATGCTTGGCTGCATCTCCGAGCGCATTCCAGAGGATCGTACGCCATTCGTATGCAGGTAGAGCAGCTCGGCGTTGTTGACTGCATCCCCTTCGGGACGTCCAGCTGCCTCTTGCGGGATACCGACAAGCACTTCTTTTTTTGTAAGTGCTTGAAGTTTCCCGAGGATAGCTTCGAATCCCCTGCCGGACTTCGTGATGTTCGCTGTGCCTGTTACCATACGACCATCCCTCCTGCCGCATACAGTCGTGCGAACGTGACAAACTGCTGCCCGTATGCGGTCAGCTTGTACGTCCCCCAGCCCGCGAAATCCTCATTGACGCTGCCGAAATCATAGGACACGGAAATATCGCCGGCGCTCTTGGAGCTTTGCAGCCCCTTTGCAAGACCCGCTGCGATCTTCTTCTGCACAGGATCATCGGCACCGGCTGCCGTCTGCAAATAGAGCGTCAGCCAGTGCGCGATGTAGAGGCCCATGCAGATTTCCCACGCATCGTTGTAACGTGCCTTGTGGATGGATGCCTGAGCCATATTGACCCATGCTTTCAGCACAACATCCGGAACAGTGCCCCCGCCAAACTGCGGGTAGATGGCGAGAAAATCATCGACCGTGTATTCGGGATTGCCACCCGTTCGGATGTTCGACGCTGCGGCAATAATCCCGAACACATCGATATCCGAATACATCATGGCTTACTCCTTCTTCTCTCCATCACCCTCCGCAGGGGGATTGTCCTTCCTCTCCTGCGGATTATCGGCATTGGTGTTTTCCTGCGGCGGGTTCTGGTCCTTGTCGCCCTTCTTACCGCCAGACTTTTTCCCACCGGACTTCTTCTCTCCATCACCCTCCGCAGGGGGATTGTCGCCAGCGACCTCAATCACATCATCTGCGAGCGCCCATCCGTACATTGGGTCTTTCTCGACCCAGTCCGGGAGCGTGGAGAATGCATACGGCTCTGCCGTCACGATTTCCTGCGTCTCGGGGTTGCGGAATCCGATTTTCTGTTTTGCTACAAGTTTGATCATGTTGCTCCTCCTTAGATACCGTCACGATAGATAAACGGCTCGAAGTAGTGAATCTTGACCTGTCCGACGTTCGCCATGTAGAGCGAATCATAGGAAGCCGTATTGACATTCGGCTGTGTCATGACACGGCTCATCGGTACGGGAACATCCATGCCAACAAAGCGGCGCTGGTTGACGTAGGCGACCATTCGGTTCTTCTTTCCGACGCCTGCACCGATGCAGAAGCGGCATTCTGCAATCACGAGGTCAACGCCCTTTGCCTTGGCGATGTTGTGATCGACGAGGTACTGCATGATGGATACGGGCGTCGGATATCCGTTGACACTCACCATCGTGCGGTTGATGTACGCGAAGTTCGCGGGGTCAATGAGGATGTGGTTGGGAATGGCACCGTTGTCGTACTGCGCACCAGTCCATCCGGCGATGATCGCCTCGTCGATGTCATTGAGGATCTCGGTCGGTGTCTTGTGCGCCCAGTCAGTCTGCCCGCTTGCACCTGCAGTGACCGCTGTCGCTGTGATCTGCTTGTCGTTGAGCAGCCCAGTCGTGCCGTATGCCTCCTGTCCGAGATAGGTGTTGATGTCCATGTACTTGTCATAGTCGAGGCGAATACCATCGTTGTAGATGTCCTCAATGCTGCGCCCAGTGACTGCGCCGCGCAGCTGATCCTGAATCTTGATGGACATGGAAACCTCATAAGGGAGCACCTTATAGAGGTCTTTGCTGAGATCGGCCTGAATCCGACGCACGGCGTTCTGAACACCGCCGACGCCATCGCCCTGTCCGCCAGTCACGCTGTACTCAACGTTGAACGCGGACGTTGCCTCAACCCAGCCGCCGCCGCTCTCGATCTCGATGTCGCGTGGGTAGGTCGTACTCGTCAGCGGCTCACGAAGGAGCGGGTCAAGCTTTTCGAGCTCGCTCTCGAGGAACGCGAGCCCACTCGATACGGCTGCCGCATCCATTGTAAGAAGCGGCGATCCTCCGCGCTGCGGTGCAATCGCAAGATTATACTGTTTCTTCATGTTTGCTGTTCTCCTCTCTTACACGCCCTGACGCGCGATGATCGTGAGCTCTGCGACGTTGCGCGCATCTGCTCCGCTTGACCACTTCACGCCTGTCAGCTCGACGCAGTTTCCTGTCTCGTTCGCCGCCCCCAGGTCACCGACCTTTGCCCCTGCGGGGCTTGTTCCGCTGACCACCTTCGTGCGGACATAAACCTTTGCGCCGACCTTCGGCGTACCCCATGCACAGATGGCGGACACACCGCCACGCTGCAGTACATCGCACGGCTCGCCGACGACGTAAAATCCGAAGTCCTGCGACGGGTAAATCTTCGCGGACTTGACCTTGCGCATCGCAATGCCAGCAAAGTCTGCGGCAGTGTTCGTCGCTCCGAAAAGCGCGACCGATCCATCATCCTTCTGGATGACAGGAGCGCCGAACGGGATGTCCGACGATCCTGCGGCAACGGGGCGCGTGCGGCTGACCTCATCGCCCTGACGAGACGCCTGCCCCGGATAGCCATAGGTCATGTTGATTCCGATTGTAGTTCCCGGCATAATTACTTCTCCTCCTTCTTGCAGTGCGGGTTGCGCTTGCGGCAGTTCTCGCCGTAGGCCCGCATCTCTTTCTCCCGAGCTGCCGCATCTGCTGTCTTACGGTGCGAGAGCGCGCCGTAGCCGCCCGGCAGTGGCTGCGTGTCCTTTGTACGCATCGCCTTTTTAAGTGTACGAGAGAGTGCGTCCGACGCTTTCTTTCGCTGACCTTCGGGCATTGCGGCAATGAACGGTTTCATTGCGCGAACAACAGAGAGTGCGATCGCCTTGTCGGCGGTTACTTCAGACCTCGGAATAGCCTTTACCTCGAAAAGCTCCGGTTCCTCGTCCTCCTCGAGTTGTTCGGGCGGTACAGTTTTGCTCTCCTCCTCGGATTCCTCGTCCTCAGTCGGAGCAGGATCATCGCCTTTGAGCTCTTCCTCGAGTTCGTCGAGAGCCTCCGTCTCTTTTGATGCGTCCGCCGGTTCATCATCAGGATCGTCGTCCTGTGTCTGCGGCTTGGTGAATGCGTCAACCTTTGCGTTGAGTGCTTCGATCGCATCCATGACTGCCTTGTAGTCCTCGGCATGCATCTCCTGCACTTCCTCAGCGGGATTGCCGCCGCCCTCCGCTTCATCGACAGCACGTGCCGCTTCGCGGACTTCCTCCGGCTCTGCATCCTTGGCGAATGCTGCAAACATCCGATGCAGAATACTACCCTTTTTTGCCATCTGTTTTCCTCCTTCTGGCTTTGCTTTGGCGTCACGGATTGCTACTTCGCTCCCCGCGCGCCCCTCCTCGACGACTGCGACATGATTGCCGATGATATCCATCTGGCAGTATGTTCCGTCGCCCCTCTCAATATATTTGCACTCGTACCCGCACGAAATCTCGCGCTTTCCCGCATCAATCTTGGCGATAAGCGCTGCATCGTACACGACGAGATCGCAAATCAATTTGTCCCTGTCCGCCCCGCTGCCGCGCCGGACGTTCTGGACTGTTCCCTTGGTATAGCTCGCGTAGTTGGACGCATCTACACCTACGGGCGGGTGATCGTCTGTCACAGGCTTTCCCTCGAAAGACGCGATCGCTGCGGGCTTAAAAACTTCATCCTCCTCGCGGTACACCTTGAGGAATCCACCGCCGGTGTCAGAAACGCCGAGCTCCTGCGGCATGTATTCCTGCATCCCCGTGCGGCAGATTGGGACGCTGTGACACACAAGGAACCCCTCGGGCGTCTTTGTCATGTGGGGCGAGAACCTTGCCCCGTAGAATGCTTTCAATGGACATTCCCCCTTCAAAATGGCATAAGAAAAGCACCCTCGCGGGTGCTGAATGTTTTTTGTTACTCTACAAGCCCAATCGTTTTCCATTCCCCATAAAGTTCTGCTTTACGCCTCTCCATCCGTTCGGCCTCTTTAGGGGCTGCATATTCTGACTGGACTTTGTAGTACCAGCATAAGCTAAATGGATTCGGCTCGACTTCTCCATTTTTTATGAGTTTCTTTTCTTGATCGTTGAGCGTTGCAAGGAATTGTTCTTTCTTAGTCATCAAGAACCACCTCCTCATATGTAATGATTTTTCCTCCCTGCTTCTCTATCTTCATTATCCGAGTTTTGGTTCCTTTGTCAAGCAAGAATTCATTCTCGCACTTATAGGAAGAAACAGAGGCGATGTAGCCTCCGGTGGCCTTTTCTGGAACAAAGAAATGACGAACTACCGCTTTTGCTCCTTGATCTCCATATGTCCCTCCTTCCGTCGGAGTGGTTGACAGAAACGCTTTATTTTCAAAGCTTAATCCATGTTCCTGCATTTTTTGGAGATCTTCAATAGTGGCGCCATGGGGATTATGCTTCGTTGCCCAGTCCATCAGTGTGCACTTCCGACACACCCACATGTCAGGATGTTCCATTTTGGAAAGTCCTGAGCTGATGTTATCTACCTTCTCTTGAAGTGCTTCCTTGGTGTATTCTCCCCACCCCTCGACTTTTCCATAACACAGATACTCCCGTAAATGCTTCGATCCTTCTGTGTACCGATTGACAGATTTTTCTTCTGCTTTACTGAATTTTGATACCTGCTTTTTCCCGTATTCGCTTTCAAATTTCTCGAATGCAGGATCTGTGATTTGTCCTTTGCTGTTGGACGCATATAAACACAGTGTTCCTTTTGGAGTACTAACTCCCGTATCTGCCTTAAAAAGCGGCTTGGACATAGTCTTTGTCTGGAACTGGCCTGACGTTTTCATCTTTTGTTGTTTCGGCGCTTTAACCTTAGGAGTTTTATTTTGTTGGGCTTCTAGTTTTTCATTCTGATTCTGTTTACTGACATTTTTCGGTCCTTCCCCCAAAGATTCTTTAGGTTTTTCTTTCGGTATGAACTCATGCTTCGCCTTTCCGGTCCATTCTTTTCCAACAAATTTGCCGCCCGCACCGCCATCGATCTTCCCCTCCGTCAGATGGACTTTCGAGCCGTTGATCGTTCGCCAGTTCTTCGGGTCGGGGTCCTTCTGGTGTGCGGAATCCATCGTCAGCCCGCGCTGCATGGCGTAGGTGTCCAGGCGCATAGAGAGTGCCATCAATCCGACCGCGATGCGCCTAATCTCGTTTCCCACATTAGAATCCTCCTTCAAACTGTTTCCTAGACATACGCTCAACATGTCCGTTTTGATACACCCGTATCGGGAACTTGAGCAAGTCCAAATCGACCACGGGCTCTGGATAACACCGGCAATTCGGGCAGCACCCCGCGTGGTAATGCCCAAGTGTATTGTTATAGGGCGAGCCATCAACGCGTCGTAGAGGAAACAAGTCCTCTGGTGCCGGCGGATCACTCCACCGGATGAGTACGCCGCTCATGTGTCTGTGACTGCTGCGCGTCCTTCCGTCGCCATTGTTCCCTCCGCACGCCCGCCACACATACCAGTCAAGACCAAGGTCTTCTGCGCGAGCCTGTACCAGATTTGTCTGTGTCATGGAGACCTGCGTTCGTGCGATCAGCTCTGCCCGGGCCCTCGTTTTCTCAGGGAACATCCTCCGGATTTCATCAGCGATGTCCGACGCTCTGCGTCCCTTCATAGCTTCTCGGTCAACATATGCCGCTACATCATCGGCGATATTCTTCGGGAGCGTACTGATAAGGTCAGCGTTTTCCTGCACAAGCTCCCGTATACGCGCTCCACGCCCCCCCAGCAGCTCTTTTTGCAGGGCTTGGTATATCTCCCTGCCCTTGCCACTGTTTCGCGCCGCCTCGCGCCACGTTCGCCCCGTATCGTCGAACAGTCCTGTCACCATCTTCAGCGCGATCGCCTCCGAGAGCCGGATGAAGTCTGGCGTATGAGTGATTCTTTCAAGCGTCGAAATAATCCGATGGGGATCGCTCGTCTCTCCGGTGCGCATGACAATCCCCTTTGCGATGTCGAGGAGCGCCTTGCGGAACGCTATTTCAATCCTTCGTTTCGGCATCCATATCGGCTGATTCATTTACTGGCTCCTTATGCGCAGGATCCTGTTCTGCACCTCCGCCGAAAACTCCATTCATCAAATCGCCCATCCCCTCATCCGGTTGCATGACCGAATCGTCGGCTTTCTCGATGTCCTCGTCGGTGATGTTCGACCACATTCCAGTCATTTCGGACTGCTGGCGCAGCTCTTTGAGTGCCGTGCGCTGGCTGACCATGCCCGCTTGGAATGCTTTTGTAACGCTGTCCGTGTTCTTCGAGGCAAGGTCTGCCATCTCATCGTCACGCGGGCGACGGATGGGATTGAACTCGTAGTCCCAGTCGTCAGGAATGCCCCCGAGCGTCGATATGAACATGATCGGGAGAATCTTGTCATACACCGGACGAAGGTCAGCTTCCTGCTTTTCCTCGATGGTGTCGTAGTAGTTCTGCATGTCGCTTTCGCCCGTAGCGTTCATGCCTGCGGGGCTGCGTCCGAACAGCTTTGTCACCGGGGTATCTGCCGCCCCTGCAACGTCCATCATAAAGCGGTCGTAGGTCTCCCCAATGCCGCCGAAGGTGTACTGGTGTGTCTCGTAGCTGTCATTCTCGCCGAGCACCTGCAGGCTGTTGTTGTTCATCATGGCGTTCATTCCCTGGATGGTGTTGTAGAGCTGCATCTGCGCCTGTTCGTTTCCGGTGCCGAGTATTTGGCTCATACCGTCCATCTTCATGACACGGAGATTCGCCATGAATGTCAGCATGGCAATGTTCCAGCTGACGTTGTCGCGTTTCTTGAGCTCGTCGATGACGTGCTCAAGCTCGGATGCCCCCCAGTAGGTCTCTGCGAGCTGCTCGAGGTACGGCAGCGGCCGCCCCATGAATCGGATGATGCGGCTGTGATGCACACGGATTCCGACCGTCAGTGCGTCGCTGGACACAGTGTAATATTCCGGCATGCCAAACTCAGGATCCGAAATGTCGCTGACGAGCTTGTCCTCCGGCGTCACCCCCGACCATCGATCGAGAACGAGCAGGCCCTTGTACGAGCCCGGCATGATCATATCGTAGTCGAGGGGTTGATCGAGCTGGTTTTCGTGCCCCTCAATCATGATAAGGGCCCCTGCGCCGCCGTAGAGCCGCCCCCATTTCAGTCCCTCGAGAATGCGTCGGCTCGTGCGCGTGGTACGGTCACAGCGCACAATCTTCTTGATCTGGTCGGGAGATAGCTGCGTCAGGATATGGTATCCGTTCTTGAGCATGTCCTCCGGGATAACATCAATGACGCGGCGCACGATCCAGTGCGACCGATAGAGCGCGTTAATCGTCTGCCAGTCCCGCGTGAACCGTGTCAACTGATACTCCGTCGTCTCCAGCGGATTCGGCATGAACACACCAGATCGCGTCATCGGGTTCTGAAACGAATCGTTCGTTCTCTGCTGCCATGCGGCGGTCTTTTTCTTTTTGCTCATTCTCTCCTCCTCCATTTCGGCAGCATGGTGTGAACATAATAGCGTAGCGCGTCCATCGCGTGATCTGCCTGTTTGACGGGCTTCTCCTCGCCCGTCCGCGCCGCCCGCTCATCCCAAACGTAGCTTTGGAACTCGTCAATCATCGGCTGGCAGTTCTTACGGTGGATGCGGATTTTCTTTTTCGTCAGGAGCTTCGCGACCTCGCGGATACCGTCGTTGACGCTGTTGTCTGCGTCCTTCACGCGGAAGCCCCGCCCTTGGCATTCGAGTTTGAAGCTTGCCGCCGAGGGGTCAATGACGATAAAATCGGGGTGCTCCTCGCCGACCATCTCCTCGAGGTCGTCTGCGTACTGCGCGTCGGTCTTTTGTCGCTGCTCCTTGCGGCTGTCCCAGTAGTAGAGATTCGGGATCCAGATTGTCTCTCCGTCATCGTAGATGTCAAGAAAGACCATCGGATTCTTCGTGCCGTAGTCACACGCGATGAAGCGGCGGCAGCTGCTTTTGAGAGTGTTCGTGAATTCTGCATCGTCAAAGAGCAGATCGTCGCTGAACATGTCGTATATGACGCCCTCGGCGAGCACCCACAAACCAAGCACCATGCGCTGAAACCACATACCGGAGTATGATGTTCTCAGGTTGTTCTTGAACTCCTCGTCCAGGTTCGGATTATCATCCAATTCAAAATGCACCACTCTCACAAGTCCATCACGGAGCTTCTGCTCGTTTGTAACGTATTCCTTGTAGAGATAGTGCATTGGTGAATCTGGATTTGTTGTGCTGTATAGCCTAGCACCCGGTACGCTGAGACGGTTGAGGAGCTGCTTAAAGAACCGCTCGGGCATCAACGTCAGCTCATCGCAGTACGCCCCCGCGAGTGTCTTTCCTCGGATGAACTTCTCCGAGCCCTCGTCCTTCGCGCCGACGACCTTGATGCGCCGCATGTGTTCGCCGTCTGCGTCCCGCCAGAACACATCCAGCGATCCGCTTTGTCTGTTGTAGTGGTAGTTCTCCTCGCCGATGGTGTCGAACAGATCGTTGAGGACGTTGTCGTAGATCGTGTCTTTGGACACACCAGTCATGAGGAGCAGCCCCGGCGGCCCCGTCATGATGTAGTTCAGCCACTTCGGAATCATGGCGACGGTCTTGCCGCTACGGACGCTGCCCTCGAGGATGTTGATGAAGGCGTCCTCCTCAATGGGCTTCTCGATGAAGTCCAGTGCCTTTGTACCCCAGTCCTTAAACTCCATCAGGGCGTCCTCCTCTCACGAGCCTTTTTTAGAGACTGCACAAGCTGCACCATTGTAGATTGCTCCGGCTCTTCCAGCTCGGCGATAGGACTTCCTTTGGTCATTCCGGGCCTGCCGACATCTGCTGCTTCGAGGCGAGCCTGACGCTCGAGCTCGATGCCCTGCACGAGGTAGTCCAGGATGTTTTTCGTGGACAGGCTCTGGTCATCCAGTCGAAGGAGCGCAGTCATTGCCTTTTTCTGCAGTGCCTGTGCCATTGTCATGTGGTCTTTGAGCATTTTGCGTACGGCTTCGCGCGTCTCCTCCATGCTGATGCGCTGCAGCTCGTTATCGTACGCCCGTGCTCGCTCTACCCAGTCCCATGTGCGGCTCCATCGCTCGATTAATTTCAGCGATTTTCCCAACTTTTCCGCAACGCTCGCGAGACGACGCTTTTTCTTCGCGCCATCTGTCTCGTGGCTCATATTGCGGTAGAGAAGAAAGGCCTCATAGGCGACCGAGGATTCACCCGCTTGGCGTTCCCACAGTTCCTGTTCGGTCGATATTTTCCGGCTCATGCATCCACGTCACCTCCTGCGACGGCCTCCATGACCTCATCGATCGTCATCGTCACGCCGTCCCGCTCTACGGTGACGGTCTGCTTACCGCTGGTCTCGATGTACCGTCGGATGATGGCATCAACGTACCGAGGATCAAGCTCCGTACTGTAGCAAATGCGCCCTGTCATCTCCGCCGAGATCAGCGTCGACCCGCTGCCGCCGAAGAAATCAATCACGAGATCGCCTGCCTCCGTGCTGTTGGTGATCGCCCGAATTGGCAGCTCAACGGGCTTCTGCGTTGGGTGCACGGTCTTGCTGTCGCGTGCGACCTCCCAGACGGTGTTCTCACGACTTTCCTGATACAGGCAGATGCTGCGCCCCTCGCTCAGCCGGACGTAGCGCACCTTCTTCCCCTTCGGCATCTTGTCCGTGAGGTAGAGCTTGTTGCCCGTGCCATCCGTTAGAACCACGCCGCCCGTGAGCGTTGTCGCCATGCCGTCTGCACCACGAAGGACGACGTTCCACGTCGTACGCTGTGATCGGTCACCGCACCACTTTGCCTGCTGCCCAGCTTTCTCGGCGTAGAAGCACGGCTCATGCGCCCACTGATAGTCAGCGTGTCCGAGGACGGGCGCGTTCTTGACCCAGATGATGTACTGCTTCTCCATGATGCCCGCCGCAATCATGGCATCTTCGAAGTCACGGCGCGTGCTCGAGGCGTGCCAGATGTAGAAGGCGGCATCGTCCGCCGTGCTGCGCACATAGTTGCGGAACGCCGGGACGAGAAGCCCCGCCATCAGATCGTCATGCGTCTTGTCGTCGTTCGCGATCATATCGAACTTGCCGCTCTGCGTCTTGTAGCTGACGCCATACGGTGGGTCTGTGTGTACGAGCTGCGCCTTGCGCCCGTCCATCAGGCGCTCAATCGTCATTGCGTCTGTAGCGCTGCCGCAGATGAGGCGATGATTCCCGAGGTGCCAGAGGTCGCCGAGCCGGGAGAACGGCTTGTAGTCATCATCTACGCCCGGCTCTGCGTCTGCCTTATCGTCAACGGAATCATCCGCGCCCTCCATCGAGGCGATGATCTTCTGCAGGTCTTCCTCCGTGAATCCGGTCAGCTCCACAGGTACTATCCCCGTATCCATCTCCTGCACCATGTCCATCAGCTTACCCATATCGAGATCAGCAAGCTCCGCGATGCGGTTGTCCGCGATCAGGTCAGCATGCTCCTCCTCCTCGCTCGCATAGTCTTGGTACTCCACGGGTGCGGACTTCCACCCCTTTGCCTCTGCTGCCATTCTGCGTCCGTGTCCCTTTGTAACGAGACCGCTGCGCTTGCTGACGGTGATCGGTGCGCGCCAGCCCGTCGCTTGGATGATGTCGCCGAGCAGTCGAATCTGCTTTTTATTATGGTCGTTCGGGTTCCCAGGGTTCGGCCGAATATCTCCGAGTGCGACGATCTCATCATACGCACAGAACACGGGCACTCCATCATTCGTCATACCGCGCGGCTCTGCTGGTGACTTGTAGTCGATCAATCTGCCTCCTCCTTTCTCTTTCGGACAAATAAAAAGCCCTCTGCCGATCGGCGAGGACTCTGCTCTCTGAAATTTTGACGCTACCATCATAACACGGCGAAAGCGGAAAAACTCGCCATAAGTTCGCCAACTTTCCGCCACGTTTCCGCCAAAAAAGCGACATGAGTACGACAAGAATGCGACACGAGTTCGCCAACTTCTATGCAAAGTCAAGCTATTTTACTGTCAACAAATACAAAATCAGCTTTTCTGTCAATCGCTTTATCCGGGAACATGATAGCTGCGACCCGCTCTACCGCTTCTCTGCATCTTCTCTGGCAGCTGCGCTCGCTATAAGGCACCTGCATGGCAATATGGATCCAGTTCTCCCCGGCGATGTGCTTTAGCTCTACGATCTTGCGCTCACTCTCCTCGAGCGTAGCGAGTGCTGCATCAATCCGCTGAATGAGCGTCGTGAGCCTCTGGCGATTTGCCGTCAGGATCAACAGTCGCCCCTCGAGCTTTTCCTTGCGCTCGATTGCCTGCTCGACGGATGAGTGCTGCTCGCCACCTGAGACGATGACCTTGTCATACACCGTTGCTTTCAACCCACCGAGAATTTCGATCTGTTCGCGGATGCCATCGATCTCGATGTTGACGCTCTCGATCTGGTGCTTGAAGCTGTTATAGTTTTTCAGATATTTGTAAACCAGTTGCTCATAATCGTTGTAATTGCGCACCTGCTGCCCTCCGCTTAATAACGAGATAGAGAGCGCGAATCGCTCCGCGCTCCTTGTATCCTACTCCGTTGATTACTCCAGTTCCCGCATCGTGATCTCGATCCTCGGACGCTCATCGTACCACTTACCGAGCACCCCGTAGCCGACGATCTGACTGTCGTCCTTGTACCACACGCCCTTGAGTGCATCCTCCACGCCCTTCAGGACGTTCGAGACATCGGGCTTCGTTACTGGTCGCAGCCGTCCTTCCTTTGCCGCCTCACGCTTGTATTTTGGCATTCCTTTTGGTATGGCGCGATAGATACGTAGGGAGAACTCGATTGCGCCCTCTACGGGTGTCACAGGGGCATGCTGCGCTGCGATCATCCGCACGTAGCTCTTGTAGTCACGGCTCTTGGCTGGATCATACGCCTTGACGAATCCCCCTTGACGCGAGAAGCGCGGGCGTCCCTGCGCGACCGGATCGCCGAGGATGACGGCGGTGTAGGTACTCAAAATGGTATATCAGAGTCGGCCACCGCTCTGCTCCCATCAAACATGCCCTGCTGCTCCGGCGGTGCGGCGGGACTTGTACCGCCGCCCTTGCTGTCGCAGAACTCCATGCTCTGGACGACCACCTCTGTCACATAGCGCTTGTTCCCATCCTGCGCATCATAGCTGCGCGTCTGGATGCGCCCCTCGACGGCGATCTTCTTGCCCTTCGTGCAGTACTGACTGATTACCTCCGCCGTCTTTTCCCATGCCACGCACGAGATAAAATCCGCCTGTTGATTCCCATCCCCGCTCCTGCGCCTGTCAATCGCAAGCGTAAACGAGGCGTAAGCCTTCCCGCTCTGCGTGTACTTCACATTCGGGTCTCGCGTGAGCCGTCCGATTCCTACCCAGTGATTCATTTGGATTCCTCCTCTACGGGCTTTCCTGTTTTCAGATCATACAGGCGTTCTGTACCTTTTATCGGTATTTCAATCCAATATGGATTTCCGGTCTCTCGCCCCCACTTTTCGAACGCTTCTGCTAGAGCGTCTTCCAGATCTTCAATTTCCTGATCTATCAAATCACAAAGAAAATCCTCGGAACTCTTAGCCAGTACATCATCGGCAGCCTTGCGCAAGTTATCAACCACGCAATCAACCCAAATAGGCGGCACGTAATCCTCTGTCTCTGCAATATAGACGGTTTGAGCATCTGGATTATTTGCTCTCGCGACATATAATGCATCCGACAAAAACCAATAATCTGTATGCCACTTTTCATCTTCCAGATTGTATATGTAGGCGTATTTCTTACTCATGATCTTCGCTCCTTCATCTCGTTTTCCGCGTAGATAAGTGTCATATTTCCCGCTTTTTGGACGATATTCGATACTTTCAACCGCATTTTTGTGCTTGTAGTTGTTATTCCTCCGGAAATTTCATAAACACCATCCAGATTGTCTTTCCTCTCCGATTCCCGAAAAGCGGCTGCGCAGGAAGAATTTTCAAAACGTCAGCCGTAGAAATCTGATCTTCTGACCATTTGAAGATCAATACGCCGTAATCTTTCAGGACACGCATGCACTCCTCGAATCCTCGGTGCAGATCATCCTGCCATGTGCTTTCGAGCACACCGTACTTGATGCCAAGCCATGAACTCTTTCCTGCACTGCGCAGGTGCGGCGGGTCGAATACGACAAGACGGAAACTCTCGTCAGGAAATGGTATCTCTCGGAAGTCCGCGATCAGATCAGGCTTGACCTCGAATCGTCGGCCATCGCAAAGGTTTTGGGCAAAGCTACGATTGTCCATGAACACGGTCGCCGGATGCTCCTTGTCGAACCAGAACATCCGAGAGCCGCAGCAAGTGTCAAGTATCTGCTTCACGGCTTGTACACTTCCTTCTCAATGTCGTCATCTTCATAACCTTGCTCTACCATCACCCACGCCATCATGCAACGCATCGACGCATTCACAAGATGCTCCTCACTTGTGTCGCCTTTGAGATAGAGCGACAGATGCCGCAGTGCTCTTGCTGCGTGTTCTACCGCGGGAATCTCCTTCCACGTCTCGCCCGGATGCTTTCTTGCGCCCGCCGTGAGACCTGTCGCCACTTTGTCGAGCCATCCGCAATCAATGTAGCGGTATTCGTTCTGTTCCTCGTCCTGCGGATATTTCTGCTCTGCCATTTTTCTCACATCTCCTCGACGTACTCATGCTTTTCTGCATCGTAGAAGAACACCGGGATGTGATACTCTCTCGCGTATGCAAGCTCGATCATGCACCCCTTGCTGGCGCGGTATTCCCCTGTCATTGTGACCCCGACACACTTACTCAGAAGCTCGAGGCAGTAGCCCATGATCTTGTCATACTCCATCCCCTTCAGCGCCTTGAAATTTGCCAGTGGGTTGACATAGAGTATGTACTTAGACCGTTCCTGCAGCTCTCTCTGGATTGCCTCTGCCGCTGCTCGGTTATTCTCCTCGTCCCCCGTGAACGGGTGGGACAGATAGTGCAGTATCATGCCATCACTCCTCCAAGTATCCGTGCTCACGGTTCTTCTTGTTCACGATCCTCTGCAGCTCATCGCGTTCATTTTCAAAATATCCAATACGGTTAAGCCATGAGGTACAGAACGTGATAACTTCCGTGAGTTTCAATGCGAGTCTCTTTTCCGTCACACCCACATCCTCAATGTCTGTTTCGATGAAAAAATCATCAACCAGACCACCTAAGTATCCTGCCTCCTGAACGACTTCGTTCGTCTTCTTAGAGAGCTCCACGACCCAGTCCAGTGTCTTCAGGTAGCAAAATTCCGAGCTTGGCTGCGGCTTTGTCATGTCGGGATCCTGCTTGTTGTCTTGCTCTTCCAGCAGCCCTTTCGTCTGTTCCCACATATCGTATTCCATCTCAGCACGCTCCTCTCATGCGATAGTCCTCCGCCCGAATGTTTACAGGCACTGTCATTTCCGACAGTCTGCTTGCAACACGTAGTCCGAATACATCGGCTATTCTTTTGCCGTCGTAGTTGGTCGTGATGATCGTCGGCAGCATGTGCTCGTAGCGATGATTGATGAGCACATAGATCAGCTCGATCACCCACGCTTTCGGGTCTTCTGCACCGAGGTCATCGAGCACAAGGAGTGGCGCGTTCTTTGCCGCCTCGACCAGCTCCGCTGCTTTGCCGTCCTTCTGTCCAAAACTCGCACGCAGCTTGGCGAGCAGGTCGGGAACAACCACGAACATTCCGGGGATGCCCGCCTCCGCTGTCTCGCGCAGGATTGCGACGGCTAGATGCGTCTTTCCCGTTCCGCAGGTCCCTTTGAGCAAAATCCCCGGCACTTTGGGATCCAGCTTTACAGCGGCGCAGAATCTCCTGCACAAATCGACCGCCGGTTTTGTCGCCGGCGTTGCCTGAAACGTTGCGAATGTGCGTGAACGGAACCGCTCGCTGACACCGCCGCTTCCCATGAGTTTCTCGATCCGCTGCTGCTCCTGCTGCGTCTTGTATTTGGCACAGGGCTGGATGCAGGAGAGGAGAGGATTACGGTATCTCTCGTCCCGGAATTCTTTTCCGTTGTAGCGGCACTCGTGGCAGTTATTTACGCGATACGGGCACGCTGCACACGCTGCATCATGCGCTCGCTTGATCGTCTCCGCTTCCGCTGCCAGAAGAAGCCCCTGTGCTGTACGGATCGCCTCTCTCGGTGCTCCGATCGTCCGCAGAATCTCCGTCCTCCTCGGTCGTGCCGCCCAGATCATACGGGCTTCCCTTGATCGTATCTCCGTCAAAGTACGCAGCATACGGGGACTTCTCTGCGCCATCTCCTGCCACGTTTCCTTGAGTGCTGCCAGTGCCATAATTACCGCCTTTCTTTCTTGGTGCCTTGAACCCGTCACGCCTCCACCGCTCGAGTATCGTTGTGATATAGCGCAGGCTACGGCCGTTGGAGAGTGCGGCCTCTTCGATTGCCGAGGTCACCCAATGCGCGCCATATTCGTCCGTGAGATCTGTGAGCTTATCTCGCTCAATCTCTCCTGTGACGGGATGGATATTGTCCGAGAATGCTCGGAATACTGCTCCATGATCCGGTCCGTCTTGATCTTGAGGATCCTCGCGCGTGTGCACGTTAGCTGCAGCAGCATATATACTATCCTTACCTATCCTATCCTTACCTATCCTATGCGGTCCCATTTGCGTCCCGTGGTTGTCCATTGGTTGTCCATGGGACGTCCCATTTGTGTCCCGTGGTCGTCCCTCTGTCGTCCCGTGGTCGTCCTCTGCAATGTCAGGACGCACTCGGTCAGCCCTCTGACGCGGCTCCAGTAGTGGGGTTTCGGGCATTACCTGCAAAAGTAAATCCTTGTAGATGCTGTTGACTTTTCGATCGGCCCGTATCTTATTATTCTCTTGCCAATCTAGGATATAAGTCACTAAGTCCTCATTGAGGACTTTGACGAATCCCTTTGCAGCAAGAAGTCTAAGATCATCCTCCGAGGCATTGACCATCTGCATGATCGGATATGCCTCAACGATGCCGTCATCATCCGCTGCCATACCGAGGTGGAAATAAAGCGCCTGTGTGGACCCAGGCATGCGGAGGAATCGGGCAGAACCGATGATCCTCTTAGAGAACATTCTGCGTTCTGCCATTTCCTTACCCCGCGATCTGCTTGACTGATCCGCCTGAAATTGCTACGAGGCGTGTCGGTGAATCCTCCGGTGTTACGTTGCGCGGCTCGCGATCCTCGTCGTCAAATAGGCTCCCCTGTCCACGATGCCCCTCGAGATAAAGCACCGCCTCCTCCTGCAGGTCACGCAGGTGCGCTACGGTCTTGTCTCCGAAATATCCAGGGAGGCCCTTCTCGGTATCCGTCTGCTGGAATTTGAACAGTGGCGTGTTGATCGTGGTCGTCGCTCTGGATCGCGGCATGCGGTATTCACAGGTGATGATCGCGCCCTCATATCCGCTCCCATCTGTGGAGTAGCTGACGCCGGTTGGTATCATGCGCTCGGCGAGCTGTCCGGGGTCTACTTCGAGAATCTTGCAAACATCGACGCTCAGGAGACCGAATATGCGCCAGAACTCTGGTTCCGGTTCCTCTTCGAATTTCGAAGTGTGCGTGCTGATGAGGCTCTCCTCGTCTTCTTTCTTGTCGTACTCAAAGACCAGTTTGCCTTTGCCGACCTTGATTTTCTTGATGGTGATGTCCATGATTATCCTCCTCTATGCGATGTAAACCTCTGCGCCCGTCTCCTGCTGCACTTGCCGTTTGAACGCCTCTGCGTCGCTGTTGCCGTCCGAGAGATGCAGAAGGTAAATCTGCCGCACCTTACTCATGTCATTTGCCTGCAGAAGATCGAGAAGGGTCTCGATGCTCATGTGCGTTTGGATGACGCGCTCTGCCAAATAAAGCGGGATCCGCTCATGCTTGGCGTTGTCAATGATGATCTCCTGCGCGTAGTTCGCTTCGATCATGATGTGGGTCAATCCGGAAAATGTGTATTTGACGTAGGCACTATCGGTGATGTAGACGAGCTTTTCGCCCGTTTCCTCCGACGTGATCTGATATCCAAAACATGGTACATCATGCTCCGCCTCAAATGGCAGGATCCGGAATGTCCCGATGGTATACTCCTGTAATGGTGCCAAGGCCCGTACTCCCTTATGGCGCTCTGTAACGTCAGGGTTGCTGTAGACCGTGATTCCGCGCTGCAGGAGCTTTGGAATCGCCGCAGCGTGATCACCGTGACGATGGGTCACAAGACAGCCATCAATGCTGCTCGTTCGGAATCCGCAGCCGACTTGGATGCGTTTGAATGGGATGCCTGCATCAAGGAGCAGGCGTGTCTTGCCGTCCCCGATGAGGTAGGCATTGCCGCTGCTCCCCGACGCAATGATCTTGATGTCCATTAGAAGTCCATGCCGTCGTAAACGTCAGCGGCCGGCTCTTCTGCTGCATGCGGTTCCAGATCCGCATCGATCACGGCCGCCTCAGCATCGATCGTCTGCTCTGCTGCAGCTTGCTCGAGCGGCGTTATGTTCTGTGCTTCCGCCCGGTCGTATTCAATATCCGAGCTGATTGCAGTTGCGAGCTCGCTCTGCATGTCGATGCTCATGATGCCGTACTTACTGATAAGCTGCTTGATCACTGTCTTGAGCCCCATCGCGTCGAAGTTTGTTTTCCATACGCTGGAGGAGCGCGAGAAGCTCTTGGAGAATGTCTGCGCATGCCGCAGCATGTCCTCGGAGCTCATATAGACGGTTTTAGAAAATCCGTTGATCAGCTCGAAGTAGGCGACGTAGCCGACTACCTTGTCACTCTTTTTCTTGCCGCGGATGATCTCCCCTGTCACGAAGTCGATGTCCTCGATCTGCCCCTCGTAGACCACGGAGGCGTTGATCGTCTTGTACTGTCCAGTACGCATTGCCAGCTGAATGTAGCCCTTGTATCCCATTTGGAACTGTGCCTCTTTGCCGTATGGGATGATGTACGCAAATCCGAGATTCGGGTTGATGGGGAGCTTGAGTGTCGCAGCGGTCATTGCCGCGCTGATGACGGTTTTCGGGTCTGCCGCTGCAAGCCGCGGCGTGGACTTAACGAGGCTGAGGATGCTCGTAACGAAGGCCCCTGCGCCCTTATCCAGCACCTCCTGAAACTTCTGCTTGATGTTCTCGCTCGCCACCCAGTCCTCAATCGTGCGGGCGGGTGTCTGTGTCTGGTTGCGTGTTGCTACTGCCTGTGACATGATATTGTCCTCCTTAATCCTTGAGCTCTACTCTTATCACTTGATCCTCTGCTGATACAATCAGCCGGATCAGCTGTGTATCGACATTGAGCGGTGTGCTGACGCTCTCTCCCTGATCCATGATGATCGGGAGATGTACGCCGTAGTGCTTGGAAAGCGTCGTCACAATGTCGAGTTTGGCATTGACCTGCGCAGCGTAGTTGACGCTGCGGTACTCCACCCACTCACCGTCTTTGTTGCGGATCGTCGGTTCGCAAATCTCCCGCAGACCGCCGTTGATCTGGTCGCGGAAGAGAACAAACCGTACGTAGCGGAAATGCGCGTTGATGCTGTCTGTGATCATCCGCGCCTTAGTCCGGACGAACTCTTCGCAAAGATGGATACCATGCTCGATGTATTCCATCCGCTCCGCCGCATGTTTGAGCTCCTGCTTGAGCTCTCCGACACGCTTACGGCTGTCTTCAGAGGCCTGCGCCTTTGCAATCCGCATGTTGACCGCTGCGATCTCGTCTTTGACTGTCTGGATGTCGCGGTCATAGGCGTTCAGCGTACCGTCTTCTGCGCTCTGTCCGAGACGCTGACGATCACGCAGCTCCTCCATGCGGGTGGCGAGTTTCTTGTATGTCTCCGTCTCCTCGAAGGGCGGAGGAGTGGTGATCTTTGCCCGCCACTCACCGATGAGCGCCTCCTTCTCCTTGAGTTGGTGCTCCATCGCCGTTATGTCTGTCGCCTGTGTGTCGATTTCAACGGTGAGAGCGTCAATCTTGCCCTTGCTGCACATCTGCCCCAGACGGTTAATTTCTTCCTTCTCGGTGGCATTCATCTCATTGAACGCCGCACGCATTTCTTCCACCTGTTCGGGGGGCATCTGCTGATTGCAGGTCGGGCAAAGTTCCGCCCCGGCATCCCACTGCCGCGCAGCGACTTCGGCGTACTCCTCCATGAGTTTCTTGCGCTCTTTCTGCATCTGTGTGAGCCTGCGGACGCTTTCTTCATGCTTGCGCTTCAGTGTGTCCAGTTTATCCGCGACGCTACGCTTGTCTGCGATCATGCAGTCAATCATCGCGTTGGTCTCCCGATTCGCCGCCGCGCCCTGCTCGATGTAGGCTGCTCGCTTTGTCGCAAGGTCAACTTCAAGTCCTGCAATGTCAGCACGTGTTGCCTCCTGCTGACCATCCTCAGTATTCAGACGTCGTTTTTGCTCCTCGAGGGAGGATTTCTTTTCTTCCAGTCGATTCAGCTCTGCGTTCAAGGCCTCCATGTCTTCGACATTCTCGGCGACGTTTTTGCTTGCCTCGTCGATACGTGTCGGCAGGAGCTCTAGGTCTTTGTTCAGTTTGCTGCGCTGCTCGGCCGCGATCTTACGCCACTGCTCGATCGCATAGCTTTTATCGCTGTTTCCGGGGATCGTGAGGAATCTTTCGAGATCACGTAAATCCTCGCTCTGCGCGATAACATCAGCATCCGTGAACTCGCCCGCCATCTCAAAGAGGATGCGGCGCTTCTCGTCGGTCTTCATGCTGTCGGCAAAGTAGCCGAGTACCATCAGCATCTTGACGCGCTCAAGGTCGATGCCGCAGGCGTTCTCAAGGGCTTCTGTGTACTCCTTCTTTTTAGATTTGACGCCGTCGACATAGTAGTCTGTGATGTTGCCGGTGAACTCCTCGGCCTCTGATCCGCGCTTGCGCGTCCATTTTTCGTAGAATTCTTTTGCAAATGTGATCCGCTGCCCATCGGGGAGCTCCACATCGATGGATGCTTTGTGCTGCAGGCCGTGCGCCCCAGTGGTCTTGGGGTCAAAGTCAGCCTCCTCGGTCGCCGGACGATCAATCAGGAGCCAGCAGATCGCATTCGCGATCGTGGTCTTGCCCGTCCCGTTTGCTCCGAAAACATCCGCGTCCTTGCCGTCAAAGTTGACGGTGAGGTCTTTGATGCCGCGGAAGTTCTCAAGCGTCAGGCTCAGTATCTTCATTGTTTTTCCTCCTACTTCGTGATATAATCACTTTAGATTGTTATCCTTCTGCGCTCAGAGCGGTTGCCGCCGCTGTGGGCGCTTTTCTTTTGCGTTGAGCTCTCTCACATGTGTGAGAGCCTCATCCAACGTCGCATAATGCGTACCGCTTCGTTCCTCTACACCGTCAACGATGCGGAAAACAATGTGCATCGTCAGCGGCGGGCTTACAATCTCGCGGCGCGTCTGCCACTTCGTCATTTCGCTTCTCCTCACGCGAACTCATACCAGATGAGCTCAGGAGTACGCTCCCATGGCTCCGGATTTGGGTCGTCCGTTGTGCCCCAGTTGCGGAACAGGACTGCCGCCCCTCGTTCCGTCTTGTAGACAACCTCGGCGCTCTCCTCGTCGAGAGCGCGGCCACAGTTATGAGTGTCGCGTGCCTCCCACATGTCGCCGATGTTAGCTGCACGCAGGTCAGCATAGAACACCTCGACAAGCTCGCCGCCCCCATCATAAGAGCGGCCTAGCATTTCAAACGCAGCTTCTTCTTTCTTGACTTCCATTTTCATTTTGCTTCCTCCTTATTTTCCTTGACCCAGTACGTCAGCGTCAGCTGATCTCCCGGGCAGATCATCCCTTTGCGATCTACGAGCCACGGATTGTTCTCGTAGATACCCTCCTTGTATTCCAAAATATACCGGCGCGTACCGGTATTTTTGGAACAATACGTTTCGGCGATGCCCCAGAGGGTATCGCCCGCCTTGACGGTGTAGA